TAAAATGCTCTACAGCAACACTTGACATGGTAAAACTACTAGGATCAAAATATTTTGTAGATATTTTATTCACAGCGTAGGTTGTAAGTCTCTCATTTGTTTAAGTGTGTTTAAACTATCTCCTGCCAGTTGATAGAAAGCATTTATATTATCTCCTATATAAGTATTTGCATAGATAATTCTAGGTTCATACCAATCATCTTTTCTAGGAATACTTCTATCATAGTAATCTGTAAACCCTGCGTTATATCCTAAGTAAGCTACTAAAGTAGATTCATCTCCGTATTGTCCTGTGTCTTCAACAGAAGTTTGTCTAGTATCTTGTTGGCTCTGTATATTCTTAGCTACAATTTGATCAGCAACTTGGTCAGCTTCAGAGGCTGTCATAACTCCTGAGACTGCTGTATCTATTTGACCTTGCATATCTTGTACTTGAACTTCAGCCATAACAACTTGAGGTGAAGCATCTAAAGTAGGCATAGGTGTAACCATAACAGATACACTACTAACTGCCCCTGTATCAGCACTCATTGACAATACAGTATTAGTTTGAACAGAGGCAGAAGTAAATTGATCTGATAGACTAGGAGAACTACTAGTACTAAAACCACCACCAGTTGATGAGGAAGCCACAGCATTAGCTACTCCTGTATTGCCTGAAGTTACAGGACCAGAAGTACCTCCACTTGTATTACCAGAAGCTGCACTATATCCTGTTGCAGAACTTGAAGTACCTGCTGTCGTACCACTTACACTATTAGTAGCAGCTTGTATAGTACTAGCTACCACATTAAGTGCTGTCTCCCTGCTTCTCGAACTCCTCTCTTCTCTTTCTACTGTAGTACCAACTAGCTCTACTTCTTCTGATTCCTCTAAGGCTATCATCACTTCTTCATCTTCTTCGATTTCTGCTATCCTTTCTTCTTCAATGTCTTCGTAGATTTCTTCAACGGCTTCTTCTTCAAAGATTTCTTCTTCGTAACTTTCTTCTTCGGCTTCAGCCAACTGTTCTTCAATAGTTTCTTGAGACTCTTCCATCTCTTCTTCGTACCATTCTTCAAGTTCTTCAAAGTCCTCGAAAGCCAAGTAGTTTTCTTCTTCTTCATAATTTAATTCCTCTCTTATTATTGTTTCAAATTCATATAGTTCTATTAATTCGTCATTACCAAATACTTCTACATATTCTTCTTCATAATAACTAGTTTCTATAAAGTCATCATAGACATCCATCTGATAATCCAGTTCATCCCAAGTTTCTAAAGGTGAAGTATCCCATTCAATCAAACCTTCTGTATTAAACGCTACATCAGTTCCGTACCATTCATCCACTTGTTCTTGTCCAAATTCCTGTAAGTCTATTTCGTACCATTCAGCATCAGTAAAATACATATCTGCATAAGGATCATCATCATAACAGTATGAAGGGTTATCTATACAACTATCTACATAATACTCTTCTTCCCAATAGTAATCATCTTCTATACCATAATCATATTCTTCTTCATAGCCATAATCAAATTCATCTTGTATAAAGTAAGCTACTGATGCTTCTGTGGTATATCCAGCACAGAAAGGTGCGTATTGAGGATCATCATCACATTGTTGATCGTCATAAGCACTCCAATAATTAGGACAAGAAGTACTATAAAGTGAGTCTAAGTTACATTGTTGGGTTAAATAAGCTGCTGCATATCCTGCACAAGTTGTTGAAAGTAAGGGATTAGCTTCACAACCATATTGATCTTCTAATACTATTGACAATGATTTATTTTCTATAGCTGTATTATGACTAGTATTATTCCAATCAGTATTTACACAGTTTGTATCATTACTATCATGCTGAGTTCCTGATGAACATTCGTTATGGTGTAGATAGACTTTATATTCATTAGCATTATACCTTGAATTACCAGAAGCAGTTGCATGACCTTGAATACCTACTATAATATCATGTTTAATTATATTTAAGTTACCATAACGAAACTCTATTTTATTAGTTCCTTCGTACAATAGCATTTCAAAAGTATTATCTGAGCTACGATTGTACTCACGCATGTTATACCAACCTAATACGAAATACTGATCTGTAGCTGATGTATCTCCAAAAGTTTTGTATAACATTTTTGAACCACTATCTCTAATCCAATCTCCCCATAATGGGAAAATTGTCATGTCCATACCAGATTGAGGAAGTGGGTCTGGAGTATAGTCATAACAAGTATTAGTATAACCTGTAAATGTCCAACAACCATTGGTTGCTCCTTTACCTGATGTAAAGGTTTCTCCATAAAAATCAAAATTAAAACCTAAGTTGATTGTACCAGATACTGAATCATCACCTAATTGCCAGTTTGTTGTACCTGACACATTAGGTAAATTAATTATGTCTTCTGTACCTGCAGTCCACTCTGTACCTGTTAGATTACCTGTAAATGTACCTGCACATAAAGTAAGTAAAGCCAACCATTTTTTAACCTGCATCATTCCATTCTTTTTTACAACTAAATTTACTTTTTCTAAGACCATCTAATTCTCCCTGAACATGTTTAGTATCCCTACATTTTTTAATGAACTTAGATTTCTCTTCGTCATAATCAGGGCGATCTGTTCTGTTCTTTTTCCAAGCTACAGAAGCTTCCTTACCTACTTTACCCATGTAAGGACATGGAGTTCCTGCCATTTCCATGCTTTTAAAAACACGAGGGTCCAAGCAAAGTACTGATACTGCTGCCACTTTCATACCTGTGTCGTACAAATATTTAGATAATTTAAGCTTCTCACAGTTCTCATCTCTTATAGTTCTACCTGTTGAGAAGCCAAACACCTGACCTTGAAAAGCCCCTGACCTTCCAGTAGTACACAAGTCTTGCGAATAGGACATTATTGATGGAGCTATCGCAGAAGCAGGTGGAGCTTTGCTAGTTATATCTTGTTCAATTCTTTGTGTTGAACTTGATTCATTAATGTTTCTATTAGTATTATCAGATACTGTATTATTATTGTTAGTATTGTTATTAGTATTTGTATTGGTATTATCAGTTTTAACATTAGAGTCTGATGTAGACTGATTAATGTTGGTATTACTATTTGTATTGGTACTATTAGAAGTATTATTAGATGTATTTACATTAGTATTAGTATTACTTGTAGTACTAGTATTGTTTACATTTTGATTTACGTTGGAAGTAACATTCGATGTAGTAGTATTGGTAGAAGTGTTAATATTTGTATTAGTATTATTATTAGTATTATTTGATGTACTTGTAGCATTAGATGTAGATGTATTTACATTAGTATTGCTGTTGTTATTAGTATTACTATTGCTGCTAGTATTAGTAGATGTTGTAGTGGTGGTGTTGACATTAGTATTATTATTTGTGTTCGTATTTGTATTATTATTTGTGTTAGTATTTGTATTAGTATTATTATTAGTATTTGTATTGGTATTAGTATTTGTAGTCGTAGTAGTATTAGTTGTTTCTAAACTATTTTGCTCACAATGTTCTTCCCCTGCAGTACAGTCTCCTGTCTGATCTGCATACATAACTCCTGTAAATAAACTAAGTGTTAGTAGTGCTAGTATCCTCTTTTTCATTGTGTGTGCCTTTGTTCATTAATTCATTCCATCTCATATAAGTTTTCGTTATATCATCCCAAAACAACCCCTTATAGCAGTTGTCGTCTTGGGATTTATCACTCTCACCATACCAGTTCCTACGCTGATTTTCAATGACATCTTTTAAAGTTTTTTCTTTCATCAATTTTTAGGTATAGTTATCCTACACTTCTCCATTGTGATTTCACTTACAGTAGTTTAAAGTCTACGAGTATATCTATAATGAGATAAATAAAGAGGACACGCATAATAATCCTGTGCCTACGAGCACGACTAATTCCGTATCTCTCTCCTTTTTTCTTTTCTTCAATCTCCGTCTTTGAATTGTACCATTTACCAGCCATTTCGGAACCGATTTCATCTACGATTTAATCTTAATTTTTTTAGGCTTCTTCTCATCTGGAATAAACCTAGTTAAGTTAATACATAGAAGACCATTCTTCAAAGTAGCACCAACGACTTCTATGTCATCAGCCAACTTAAATTGTCGTCTGAAAGAACGTTGGGCAATTCCCTTGTAGAGTTTGCCTTCCTCCTTTGTTTCAGACGATTCGTGCATTATTGTTAA